TGGTGTGATGAATGGATTAAAGAGTGTCTTCGCATTCTTAGGCCGGATGGTACGATGTTCATATACGGATTTAGTGAAATCTTAGCCCTGATTCTCGCCCGCGTTCCCGAGGAGGTAAATAGACGATGGGTCGTGTGGCACTACACGAATAAAACGACCCCAACCCTGAATTTCTGGCAGAGATCACACGAGTCTATCATTGTTTTATGGAAAGATTCCAAGGTTTTCCATAGGGATGACGTACGGGAACCATACACGGACGGATTCATAAAAGGTGCGGCGGGTAAAACGCGTAAAGGAACGAAGGGGCGCTTTTCCAAAGAGGGCGCACCGGACACGACCTATGCGGCACATCCCAAAGGGGCACTTCCCAGAGACGTTATCAAAATCCCCGCACTAGCGGGTGGTGCCGGAAAAAACGAACGCGTCGATCACCCCACTCAAAAACCACTCGCACTGTGTGAAAGACTATTGAAATCGTGTAAGCAACCACCCGAAAATGGGTACGTGTTTGTACCATTCGCGGGGTCGGGGAGTGAGTGCGTAGCCGCGAGAGATTTGGGTCTTCCTTTCGTGGGAGTCGAACTTAACGAAGATTACGTAAAACTCATAAACGAGAGACTTCAATTAAAATCCTGACATATATAAAACAATGGCGACGTATTCTCAGGCACCGTGTGAATACATATACAGGGTGAGTTCTTTGGAGAAAATAGTCGACGGCGACACGATAGACGTGGCGATCGACCTCGGGTTCGACGTGCTCACGAAACAAAGAGTGCGCCTTTTAGGAATCGACACCCCAGAGTCTCGCACGCGTGATTTGGACGAGAAAAAGCTCGGTCTTCTTTCGAAGAAGAAACTCAAGGAATGGTGCCTGAAAGCTGTGGAATCTGAGAAGGATGATATAACTATCGAACTCAGATGCCCTGAAAAGGATTCTAGGGGTAAATTTGGCCGAATTTTGGCGGAAGTGTGGGTCGGGGAAGATGGACATTGGACGAATGTAAATAGATGGATGTGTGAAAATCACTACGCGGTTCCATATTCGGGACAAAATAAAAGTGCGGTCGATTCCTTACACGAACAGAATAAGCGAGCGCTCATCCGTAACGGTGAGGTGTCGTTTGAATAATGTGTTTATTTGAGTTTGCGTGTGTTTCTCATCAAGTAGAGAGAGGCCAAGACAGTGACGACAATAGTGCCCATCAAAATACCGGCGCCCATCTTTTGGTGCTTAGAAGCTTGTTTGCGTTCTTGAATCATTTTACTATACCCACACATTTAAATTTAAGTGTGCCTCCTGGGATGTTTAATAAATTGGGTTTATGAGAGGACTGATTTCGCATTTGTGACGACGAACCCATAAATTACACACCCACTTTTCACCACGCGTGACGTCAATGCCTCCGTGTATCGCCTTCTTCGTTTTGAATCCATAATTATTTAAATTATCAAAAATCAAAACGTCACCGGTCTTATACTTGAACATTTTTCCTAAATTTGGAAATATCGTGGCTCCACCGTCGTAGTCGTCGTTTAGTGCTATAATAAACGTATGAACCCGAGGGTTTTTCATCGTCGCTAATGTATCGTAATGAGGTCTGTAAAATCCACCCTTCTTGTATTTTACAACCTGCATGAATTCACAATTTGAGATCGGTTTGTCGACTATAGCCAAGCATCTATTCGCGATTTCACGAATCTTTGAATCTTTCAAACTCAACCACGCCGTTTCACTATTTCGGATACTCGTATCTAAATCCTTTTCCGTCGATATCGTCGAACTCTTTAATTGGTCCGATGCCCTGGTCTTTATATACTCGGCTTCTTTTGCTGTTATAAATTTACCGAATAGTAATGGTTCGTTATATCTAGGTAACAATACCAGAAACAAAACAACCAAGAATGACGCGAGTAAAAGGAAGCGTATCATCTATTATACACCTCGATTAATTTTTATACTCATCTAAACGCCGCGTGCGCATGGATTCGCGCGATCATCTTCATCATCGCTGCCTCCAGTGTGTACCATTCCTGTCTTGGAAGTTTTATCAAAGACCCTTCATCCATCGCTACCGAGAGAGTCTCGGTGGTTTGTATGTACGAACGCACGAAGGAAATTTCGGGTGGGGTGGGAGAAGGAGGACGCCGCCCCGAGAGATATGCCCTTCGTCGTATTAATTCACACTTTTTACATCGCGATCCCATGAGTCCATCCGGTTTATCATTATTTACGCCGTGTTCTTCTAGATTACCACATTGCTTACATATTTTTCTGTTATTTTCCATAGTAATTGCACAAATCTAACCTTTATCTAGATATTCGGAAAAAGAGTACGTACACTATGAAGGCGGCTAAGATATAAAGTATCATCTCTTATAGACGAAGATAAATTTACTGTAAAGTTCGGAAATTTTACTTCCTGTCAAACCTTCCCATAACACTAATGTAAAACCCATTTCCGTCATTCGCGTGATGAGGATATCTCTATATCCGATGGGTTCGGGCACTTCGCCGTTCGCGTAGTACGGCGTTTCTACTAATTTTACCTTTAATTTTTCACCATAATTCCCGTATCCACTATTTTCATCCATGATGAAATAATTTCCAAGCTCATCTTCTAACGGTGTTTTAAAAATTATTTTTTCCGAATCTGGAATGATTCCAATGAACATCCCACCGGGTCTCATTCTGTGTTTGATCTCTCGCATGGATATATCGAATAACTTCTTAGATTCGAATATATAATGTAATGAAAAATTGTAACATATAACATCGAATTGTCTTTTTGGACATTTCGTGATGTCACCCAAATAGAAGTTTGCCCGAATCTTCATATTCTTTGCGCGCGATTTACACTCATCTAAGGATTCTTGTCTGGGTTCGCACATGTTTATGTACGCACCACAATTCTTCCATTTCATTAAATCACCACCAAACCCCGAGCCCACATCCAAAATGTGGTAACCTTCTTTTGTGACAGATTGGATTAGAGCGCGCTTGGCCTCGTTGTGGTGTTTACGGATTTCCTCCATTTTATATTAAAAAACTGATTCTTTTAAACAACTTAGGGCTAATTGACGCTGACCCATTTTGAACCGACCATCATTCTTATAATTGGATTTAAATGTATCGGTATTTAATTCATTCACTATTTTCTCTAGATCGACGTCACCACTCTTTGGCACCATACACAATAAACGACCGCCAAATCTTTGAACTTTCCCCAAGAATGCGATTTCTGTTTTTCTAGATAAGGTTCTCACGTATATACAGTCTTTACCGTTGTTATTTTCCATTAATCTAAGATTTCTCGGTGCGCCCCATTCGAACCAATTCTTTTCCGTGAATTTTTTTATTTTTCTGTCCATCAACGTTTGTTTATATTTTTCCAAGTGTTCGTCTATTTCCTGATTACCCGTTGGAAACTGATTCACGTATATAAACCTCTCCGTCTCATTCTCATCTTGAAGTACATCTATGTTACCGAGTGGAACTTTAAATACTTCATCCTTTCCAGATACCATACCCACACCTACATCGAAATAGTCTTCTATTTTTTTCATTTCTTTACTTTGTTCGCCGAATGTGATGATTCCTCCCAATACGTTATACCTTGTGTGTTCTACGCGAGGTTCGTCGGGGATACCGTATTGAACGACACAAGTATCCATGAATGTCTTGTTATGGTAGGTCATTATAGGATCTATCACGACTCCGTCGCGATTTATTTTCTGATACCTGAACACTGTCACGTCTATGCTCGCATTTTCGAAAAGAGAACTCCTATTGGGGAATAAAAAGTGTGTAAATTTTCCATTTTCGCACATTTCAACGATTAACTTCGATGTGGTGGTTAATCTCATGAAGTCGGATGGTACCACGAATATCAATTCCCCACCATCATCCACTAAATGGTAACACTTTTCTATGAATTTTATGTACATATTAGATGCGCTTCCCTTTCCCTTGACATACGGGGGATTACCAACAATTGTTTTGAATTTTTCGTCAAATTCATAAGAAAGAAAGTCCTCGTATATGACCTTTTGATTATTATTAAAATCTACTTCGGGCTCTATGGTTTTGTCGATTTCAAAACATACCATTGGGTGGTTTTTATTTGTTTCTAAAAAGTTCATTAATATATGTCCCGCACCAAATGATGGTTCTAGCAATTTAGCACCCACATTTTCCACATGATTAAATATGTAATTTCTCAATCCAATGTGTTTAGTGAAATATTGACCCAAACTTTTCTGCTTGGTTGCCATCTTGTATGTTTAGTGTTCAAAAACTTTAAGTGGTTCCGCCCATTTTTGAAATAACTCGTGCGTCTTATCTGTGACTATTTTCATATATTGTTGGTCATTTCTCTTAATTCGATCGACTGGGTATGAAATTTGAAATCCATTCGAGGGATTAATGAAGATTTGAGTGGTCGGCACTTCATCGAACGTTCCACACCACACTTTATTTTCGGTTTTTGATACGATAATGAGACCATATCTCTGGATTTGAATGGGTGAAGTCTTAACCGCTCGCGCAATTCCAACCTTATCTCGGCATGACTTATCATTATACATATAATTGATAAGTTTCACGATGCCACAGAGATTGTTTCTTTGATTCTTGTTCGTGGTATCGAATGACTTGATATTGATTGGAAAATCCGGAACTTTAAATTCGCTCATATCGAGGTAAATATCACCGAATGCCCGTGGGTCGGATGGTTCTTTGAGACGAGTCGCCAAGGCTTTATCTTTCAATAGAATGCCCCGAATGATGGCTTCATCTTTCACGGAATTGATTCTACCATCTACATACTTGTCACTCAGGTTAATCTTGTTACGATGAAGAAGTAGTTGGCAATATTCCAATACTTTATCGATGTAGGCGTTGGTGATCGAATTTCGGATTCTCAAAGACATTTTTAATTTTACTTAAAAAATTTATAGCTCGGGCTCACTTAGGAGACCTAAACGTGACCAATGGTCTCTTAAGTAAAACGGGGCTTAAAGTTTTGGGTATATATTCATATATAATATACAAATGGCTTCTCTCACGAGCGACTACACGACCGTCCCGGGACAATTATTTGCGTGCTTGTCCGTCGTTGGACCGGAAGCTCCACAAAAAAATGATAAATTCGGTATTAAGATTCGCGGATGTTTCGCTTCTCGTAGTGAGGCTGCGGATCACGCGAAACGATTACAAAAGGAAGACGCTACATTCGATATTTATGTCGTAGATATGTATAAATGGCTGTTAATCCCACCGGATCCGACTAAGATCGAAGACGCACATTTCTCCAATGAAAAATTGGAGGAGATCATGCAGGGGTATAGAGAAAATCAAGCACAAGCCGCAAAGATGTTTGAAGAACGTAAGGCTGATATGATGGCTGTCAGAACCGGCGACACCTACGCCAAACCGGGCGATGATAACAGCAAATTTTACAATAAGCCCGATGAAGCTCCGATCAGTCACCCGGCGGAGGTTTTGGAACGCCTTCAAAAGGAAAAGCCGGATGCTCCCATGGAGGATTTGGTCAAGGAGGCCGATGAAATTGTCGCCCAGGAAATGAATGAGCGTCAGAAGCAACGCGAGGCAGATGCCGCCGCCGAGGCCGCAGAAGCCGAATCCGCGAATGCTAAAATCGAAGAAAAGTCCGAAGAAGTGTCGTCCGCGTAAGATAAAAAATATTAATTAGTAATAAGATAAGATGTTAAGTGTAATTCTAAATTTAATCACACTATTAATTGTCGTCGCATTATGTGTCTTGTTTTTTTCCTTGAAGGAAAAGAGAAAAAACAAGAAAGATACCGATACAGCGTATGATGTCGCAACGGATATGTTGAAAGACCCACTCATCGTGAGTCGCGCATATTTCACTGAGCCAAAAACGGGTGACATCGGCGATTTTTCAGGTTATTCGGATCCCGAATCTGAGATTAAGATGGTTTAAGTATAACGGGTTGCATAGTCTTACCCATAAAAAATCCTAAAATAAAACCAACAAATACTATAATATAGGTAGTTTTATCTATTGATGCAAAAATATCCATCGGCTGAGTGGGAGGTGGCGCCATTGGTTGCCATTGTTGTTGCATCATTGGGTACATAGGCGGAGGTGGAGGCGGCGCTTGGTTCATCATGGGCTGGGCATAGATGGGCGTCGAATCTTCATACGGGTCATCGGTCATGTCGTTGTCATGGGCGTGGGCATGTTTATCTAACGAATCCACTTCGGATTTATAGTCGATTGGATTGCCTATATCAGTCTCCATTTATTAGATAATTGCTCTTTTTTTTAAGCTAAAATTACTCACTATCATCTTCGTCGGATTCTTCATCTTCACTCACGACGAATCCTTTAAGGTTGCCGTTATCGTCTTCGTCATCTGAATCATCGAATCCAGAGTCATCTGACTCGTATTCTTCTTCTGTGTCGAGATCGGATTTGTCCCATTCTTCATCATATTCATCATCACCGAAATCATCATTAACGACGGTCTCGGTCGGGACAAACAATTGAGGTTTTTTAACGATACGTCCATATCTAGTACGTATCGCACCTTCACTTATATTAATGTTCTCCATTTGATCAACTAAAGTGGCCATATTATTAATAATTAGTATATTCTTCTGTTTAAGTACTTTGGATGGAACACCTCGTTATTGTTTATCGCGTTATCCATTAATTTCTTTTCAAATGTGTAACCTATTGTGTTGGATAGTTGATGTATCTCATCCTGGATTCCCAAATTTCGTGTTTCACCATACAATCCCAAATCCTCTAAACTATCGAGGGATTCTATTAAATATTGCTGTGCGACGTTTGGATTGTGTTCGAGGCGTTGCGCTAATTTGATTTTGGATAGGAATTTCATATATATTTCCGGTTCAACTCCTGAATATTTGTGGACTTTAAGTTTCAAATCCTTTAGGGTATCGGCACGTTCGGGTGGGGAATATTCTTTATATAATAATTTATATGCCACATATGTCGATGCGCACAAAAGCACCAGCGCCATTTAACTTAAATATATTTTTTATTTTGGATACAATTTATTCATTATTTTCGGGATGATCGTGTGTATCTTACTCTTTTTACCTTTACATATTCCACAATCCTGCTTAATTTTCCCTTTGTTCGTGAGTATGAAACTGGTACATTTATCATCGTGGTGCTTTCCTGCTATCTCACAATATGTGGAGGTCGTTCCAATTATGTAATTTTTTCCATTCTTTTGGATTTTAATAACTTTTAGATCTGTGTGTTGTTTATCTACGTGTTTGACAATAAAATTCTCCATATCACTTTTACAATCCATTGTGTTTATCCCCGAATTATTTAAGGCGGTTTTTTTGACACCTATACACTTTCTCATCTCTTCTTTTTCTGGGTACAATTTATCCACAATCGATTGATTTAACTGATATGTACTTCCCACAAAGTCCTTACAGTATCCACTTCTCCTCCCATCGAGTGTATCACACGTACAAAAACACTTTTGTGTGATCCGATCGCCACTGATATAGAAATATACATGATTCGATCCGTGATTTCTTCCCAAGTTTTCGCAGTATTTAGAATTACTAGAAATTAAGTACCGATTATCAAATTTGAATAATTTAGAAACTCGTGCGTCGGATTGTCCGTTCATATTTTTTTGGATAAATCGCTCAATGTTGTACTTTAGTTCGATGTCACTGACTTCATCTTTGGTTTGTATTTCAGTGAATGATCCCTCCTTTATCGCCTTTGTTGGTCCCTCTATGGTCACAAAATCGGTCGAAGTTGTTCGTACGGCGGACATGGCTAGAATTTGTGCGTCCGGTCTCTGTCCTATTTTCGTCAAGCTACTTAACAAACCTCCGGGTTTATATACAAATACGGGTAGATACGGACCTTCGGTAACACCTTTCGTCATTTTATGTGACCACGGCATTCTAAACCCACTTCCCTTAGACCGTTTAGAAATGTCCCCATATACCGCAGAATCTATAATTTTTTCCCAATCTTCCGAACCTTTCGCTATATACAACGCGACCAATATATGTTCTCGGAGGGCGATCGCACTCGCTTGATTTACGACAAATCCGGGAAAATTTAAATGTATTCCCGTTTTGATTTTATCGCCCGATGGTTTTGGTTCCGCTACCGAAATTAAACATTCCTTCCCACCCTTCGTCATCATTTTATTACAAATTATCTTGCATATGCTCTGTATTTCGTTTAAATCTAGCGCATCGTCTGCTTTGTAATCCACATCGACGAAAAAATTATAATATTTTGTTTTTTGTTCGACTACGTATATCTTATCCCCCGATAATACGGCCTCTATACATTTATCATAAAATTCATTCAATCTATCAGATGGCACGGATAGGACTCCCCCATTCATGAGCACATGTGATAGCTTGTTACCTCCATGATCAATTTTTTGTTCTGCGCACCAGCGCTTGAACATACTTACGTTTGTTACGATTCTATTTTTTAATATCGTCTAATCGAAGCAGAGATGGAAACATCCTCAAATTCTTTATCTGTGGCAAGCTCCTTTTTTAAAGTTAATAATTCATACACGGTTCTCGGAGCGAGTTCGTCTGCCTTTTCCTTCGCGTCATCTTCTGAATAGCCTCTATTATCTATGAGCAATTCTCGGATTTCACGTAAAATATAAGCCTTTGACTTCATCCTATTTAATAGAAAATGTTTTTCTATTCAAGGATTGAACACACGCATAAAATTCTGGATTTTTTATAATATTATCGACGATCAAATTCCATCTCTTTCGGCAGTTATATTCCTCTAACGTATCGAAATTCATAAAATCATTTTCATCGAATGTCTTTTTTATCGGTTGTTTGTTTGCTTTCTTTGCTTGGCATTTAGCCTTTTCTTCATAAAATTTTCTAATGAGTGCGTATTGGTCGTTTCTTTTCCAATCAACGAAAAATACAAACACATTATAGACCAAGTCCACCGTTGGACTTTCCTTGACAGTAAATACGTATGACGTGTATTCTCCCTTCTTGAGTGAGACAATACCTCTTGTTTCTTCTTCTAGTTCTCTTAGAGCACATCTAAGTGGGTTGTAAATTTCTCTTCTTCTGCATCCTCCTGTGACAAAAATCCAATCTTTAAATCGTCGATCTCGAACGGTTAAAAACCGGGGCTTTGCGTCTGCGAAACTAACTGGGATCGCTATTGCTTTGTACTTCTTCATTGCTCATTTAGCAAGTTACAATAAACGGATATGATTATTTCACAGACATTACCTCAGTTTCCGCAGAAATCGGCGTAATAGATTGGATTGACTTTGTCGGTTGTACAGGTACGTTTTCCTCGCCATCTTCTTCATAATCTTCGTCACCTTCTTCCGACATATCGTCGTCGTAATAACTCAAACTATTTAGATGATTGGCCATCTGGGAGGAAAATGTCCTCACTTCGGATACATCATTTCGGGTATTTCTCAACTCACTATAGAGATAAAGGCTTCCAAGGATACACATCGCAACAGCAATGAGCATCATCGTTTCGCGGTCAAGAGAGAACATAGTATAACTAATATAACATATCCTGAAAGTTTTAAGTTCCTATAATCGCGCCCATGTGGACACCCTTATTGTCTGGAACCGTATATCCGGCGTCTTTTCCGAACTGGAGTGCGTCATAATGCGACTCTTTCGACTCTCTCGTAACACTTCTGCGTATATTCGTTACATTTTCATCGTATGGAACGGGTTTCGTATTCTCTGAGGTTTCTACTATCTTAGGATCCACTATTTTATCCAGTGTCCTGGATCGGGGATCATAGGTTAGCACGAAGACAAAAGCGAGTAAGAACAATACTGTCCAAAACATGCTTGTTTCTAATATAATTATCTATTTTTTTGGGACATTTTAGTTGGCATACACGAGACCCGCCATGCCGTTTTCTATGCGTATAATATTGTAATTAACCGCATAAATTGCGTCAAGCGAGCTGCTGCCAGAGTTGACAATACGAGCCGAATCGAGACGCGAGAAATTTAATGAACCCGTCGGTTGCAACTTGGAAGTTTCCAAACAGAACGGGTAAATGAAGAGAGACGTCTTCTTGTCACCCGACGAGTTCGGGACGTGGTAGTAGCTACTGACCGCAGAGTAGTTCGGCATCGTGAATTTGTAGTCACTGCAATCGGTACCGTTGATTTGGAGTTTCGTTTGGTTCGTCGCGGTCATCATACCGTTCGCGGAGCAGTTCGACACGAGGAACTTCACCGGGTGATTAAACGAGAGCTCCTGGATTTTCGCCTGACTGGCGATAACCTTTTGTGTTTGGGTAATCAACATGCTCATCGGCTTCGAGGACATCACGGAGCGTTCATCCGTGTCCAAGAAAATGTAGTTCGCGTAGGCTTCCCACTTGTTGCTAGCCGCGGAGGCACCCCAGTGAATTCGGAGTTCGACATCATGATATTGCATGGCGATCAACGGAAGAGAGGATTGCCAGTTTTCGCAAAATTGAAATCGGAGGGGATAAAATTGTTCTCCCGCGCCACCACGGTAGATACCACCACCGACAGACTTAGACGAGGACGTCGCCAAAAGTTCCGGCGCAATCATCGTAGAGAACGTAGAATCTTGTTCATCGATCAACTGTCCACCAATGAACAGTTCGACCTTGGAAATCTTGGATTCCCAATCGGTCACAGTGGCCGCTTGGGTACCGTTGGAGTGAATGGGGGCAAGGTAAACGTAGGACAACATGTCTCCCTTTCTCTCGAAGCGAATGGAGGACATGCCATTGTTTTGGATGTTGCCTTGTATGACCTGACGTTCACAGGACTGAGAAAAATTCGTCGCACGTTTGTACGTAGAGCGGAAAAAGCTGACTTCGGGTTGGCCGACCAAATGGGCATCTTGAGCACCGACGGCCACTAATTGTGCAATTCCACCAGACATGATTTATATTATATGGAGTTTTTTATTTTGGCGAGTTCATCTTCGAGGGACTCAATTTTGGATATCGCTTTCTGGAGTGCACCGTACATGGATGCGTATAATTGGTCATTATTTAGGAACTTGACATCGTCGATACCATATTTTTCTCCGATTGTATTAATCGATTTTGGCATATATTCTTCTACTTCCTGAGCTATCCAACCGAGGACATTCTTGTCCTTCTGGTACTCACTGAAACCTTCCAAGTCATCTCTCCATTTGAATCTTCTGAGGGGTATGGTTTTTACTGTATCATAACACAGATCGATATCCGCATCCTGGATATTTTCCTTTAGGCGGCGGTCTGACGTACTTGACCATGACCCTCCGCCGGTCTTTGCTGCCGTACCCGTGACTTCTAGATCAAATGTTGGACTGGCAGTTTTGACACCCACTCTACCTTCCGTGACGAGCGAATTGTCTGTATTTGTAAATTGAACTGTTTTAGATGTGGTATTGCCTGTATTTGTTATTTGTTGAAGAGTATATGTCGCCGATATGGCAACATTGCCCAAGGTTATCTTTTCCGCCAATATATTACCCGAAATAGAAAGAACATTACTACCCGTATCTTCTATGAATAAATTAGAACCAACATCTAACGTGTG